CCCAAGCCTCGCACTCGCAAGTAATAAGTCAACAAACCAATAAACCCGATAACCCCGATACCAACAGTGTCGGGGTTTTTCTTTTTGTTTTCTTTATTCCTTCTGATACTCTACCAACATAGGAGATAAACACATGGCTTATATTCGCAATGATTTTGTTGTTAAATTTGTAAAGACTCACCCTAATGCCCAACTACCAAAATGTGCTCATGAACAAGGTGACGCTGGTTTTGATCTTCATGCAGTGGAAGATCAAGTCCTAGAACCGGGAACCGTTTCAATGGTTCGCACAGGTTTGCAGTTGGCATGGTGCCCATTCATGGATAACGAAGGTAATCAATATTATCTTGATATTCGTTCACGTTCGGGCCTTTCTAGGAAGCTTGTGTTTCCAGTAACAGGTACAGTTGACAGGAACTACCGTGGGGAGATTAACGTTGTTCTTGCCAACATGGGTAAAGAACCGTATCATATCAAACAAGGGGAACGTGTTGCTCAACTGGTTATTCAGTTGATTATTGCGAATGGTCCATGCACAAGAGTTACATTTGAAGAGACTAACGAGGTTATTCCAACGGATCGTGGATCGGGAGGTTTTGGGAGTACAGGTCGTTGAAATGTTGATTAAGAACATCGTCAAGATTGAACGAGGTGCATTGATCAAAGGTCTGACCGTTAAACCTTTTTGCAGAGAAGAAAATCAAAACAACAACAATGGTAATCGTCCAAGAATTGCGACATTAAATGTAGATGGTTGGGTTTATCCAGATCCAACGTTTCATTGTCCTGTTATTAGAACAATTTTTTATCCACAAGTATCAAAACCTTCTTGGGTTAAACCTGTAACGGAAAATCAAATTAACGAAGTTGGAATAAACAATTGTCTTATTTCTGATCCTTGGAATCATTGGATGGAATACAAGTTTGTTGAATTAAAAAAAGATGAACCTGTTGGTGTTCATCTAGGTGAATTCATCATAGGAAAATTAACCAAAACCAAAAAAAGCTATGTGAATTTGTACACAAAGGTATTGTTGATCAATGGTGAGATTGGTTATCTAACTTTGGAAACAGAAAACAAAAGCAAACTAGAGGCAGAGCTAATATGATTGAAAAACCTATTTTAGTGATCGATGGTTTAAATTATTTTTTACGGCACTTTATGGTAACTGAAACCGTAAGCTCTAATGGAGAACTTGTAGGAGGTGTTGTAGGTTTTATTAAAGGTGTTGGTTCGATGATCTCAACACTTCATCCAGATCAAGTTATTGTTGTATGGGAACAAGGTGGACCATCTCCAAGAAGGAAACACATTTATTCTGAATACAAAGCAAATCGGGCAACAAGCAAAGCTCTTCAAACAGTATATCGCTCTGATGGAAAGCTAACACCTAACGCTGATGGTAAAAACAAAATTTATCAGCTTCAACTGCTTGCAAAAGCATTAGGTAACATGCCTGTATGTCAAGTGTATGTTCAAGACACAGAATGCGATGACATTGTTGCTTATATTGTAAAGCGTAAGCTTCAAACAAGTTCACAGACAAAGATTGTGGTGAGTAGCGATAAAGACTTTTATCAACTGCTAGAAGATCCAACGGTAAGAATTTACGATCCAGCAAGAAAGATATTGATTGATGAAAAATATATTCTGGAAAAGTTTAATATTTCACCAAGGAACATTACACTTGCAAGAGCCGTTGCTGGTGATCCTTCAGACAATCTTGATGGTGTATCAGGGATAGGTCTTAAAACCATCGCAAAGCGTTTTCCTGACATTGCAAGACAAGATATAGACCTTGATCTATCTTGGATTAAAGAAGCCTCTGTTAAGGCGATAAACGAATCTAAAAAGGCACCAAAATGTTTTAGTGACATTGTTGGTCAGATGGATATTGTCGATAGAAACTGGAAGTTGATGTATCTTGATACGTCTTGCTTGGCCGCAAACCAGATTTCAAAGGTTGACTACAAGCTAGAAAATTTTAAACCAATTTGCAACAGATTGGACTTTATCAAAACCTTTATAGCGGCTGACATTCCCTTAACTCAAGACCTAGATTTGGCGTTCTCGGTATCAAAATCGCTAGTTAGACATTCTTGAGGAAGAATCAAAACAGAGGATACTTAGTCTTACTCCCCTGTGGAGATTCCCAAACTCAACCAAACCTTTTAGAACTTTTTTTCATACATCTATAATAGGTTCATCTCAACTGGAGCATATATGGCTACAAACAACAATGGTTTTTTTGGTAATCTAGGCAAGAGTTTTCAAGAAAAGGTGCTACAAGCACTTCTAACAGATCGTCTGTGGGCAACACAATTCATCGAAGTATTCAACGTTGATGAAGCACTAGAACCCGCATATCTAAAACTTATTGCCTCAAAATATATTCACTATTACAACTCATACAAAGAGTTCCCAACAATTGAACTCCTGATTACCATCATTAAAGATGATCTATCAAACGGAGCAGACCTTGTTCTGCGTGAGCAATGTCATACCTTTCTTCAAAAGGTTGTAAAGAATGAAAATGGTAATGATCTACCTTGGGTAAAGGAGAAAGCATTTACTTGGTGCCGCCAACAAATGCTTAAGAAAGCACTTAGCGATAGCGTAGATATTATCCTGACTGACAAGTATGAAACAGTTGTTGACATTATGAAGAACGCTATTGCTGCTGGCATGGCATCTTCTGCTGGTCACGATTATAACAACGACATTGATGCACGTTATTCAGTAACATTCCGTCATCCGATTGCTACAGGTATTGCTGAACTAGATGATAAAAAAGTAATGGCTGGAGGACTTGGAGCAGGAGAGATTGGTATCGTTGTGGCTCCTTCTGGTGTAGGTAAATCACACGCTCTTACTCACTTTGGAGCTCAAGCTCTTCTCAAGGGTAAAAACGTATATCACTACACAATGGAGTTGAACGAACGTTATGTAGGGATTCGGTATGACTCACACCTAACAGAGATTAATAGCAGCGATTGTATTGATGCCAAGGATATCATCAAAGATTACTTTGAAGCTAACAAGGAACATCTAGGTAGACTTATTATCAAGGAATTCCCAGCTCGCTCTATTACTTGCAATACCATCAAAGCTCACATTGAAAAAATGAGCTACAAGGGAATTAAACCAGATCTTGTCTTGATCGACTATGCTGGTATTATTCGCTCAACAGAGAAGTATGAATTGCCACGCCTTGAGATGCAATATGTCATCCAAGAGATTCGTAAGATGGCAAAAGAACTTGACTGCCCTGTATGGACAGCTTTGCAATCAAACAAAGATGGTGCAAAGAGTGACATTGTAGATCTTACAAACATGGCAGAATCATATGGTCAAGCAGCAGAAGCAGACTTTGTACTAGGTCTTCAACGCTTGAGCACACAAAAAGCTACAGGTCTTGGAACATTGTTCGTAGCCAAGAACCGATTTGGAATTGATGGTTTGCAGTTCAAGGTTCACGTTGATACTGCACGGAGCAAGATTCGTATTCTGTCACAAGATGAAGTTGAAGGACTCCAAGTTGAGATGGAAGCAGAGAAAGAACGTATCCAAGATGATACAATCAATCGCTTCAAGCAAGCTATTAAGAAAAGCAAAGAACAATTTCATCTTACCAAGATGAATGGCAACCACTGAAAGATAAGGTAACAATATGTTGTTAGATGGACGCATAACTTATAAACCGTTTTTGTACGATAAAGCCCATGATTACTGGCTTAAACAGCAACAAGCTCATTGGCTTCCATCAGAGGTTCAAATGGCTTCAGATATTCAAGATTGGGCCGAACATCTAACACCAGATGAAAAACAAGTTGTTGGCGGTGTACTAAAAGGTTTCATTCAAACAGAGTTGGTTGTAAACGATTACTGGACAACAAAGGTATCGAAATGGTTTCCACATCCAGAAATCGTTATGATGGGTACAGCCTTTGGTAACATGGAAACAGTTCACACAATCGGCTATGCATATCTTAATGACTCACTTGGTCTAACGGATTATGATGCGTTCCTACAAGAACCAACAGCAAAAGCAAAAATTGATCGTTTGCTTGATGTGAAAGGTGATGATAAACATGATATCGCCCGCTCGCTTGCTATCTTTTCTGGCTTTACAGAAGGAGTTTCTTTGTTCTCGTCTTTCGCAATCTTGTTCAACTTTTCCAGATGGAACAAGCTCAAAGGTGTGGGGCAAATCATCTCATGGTCTGTTAGAGATGAATCCCTGCACAGCGAAGCAGGATGTTGGTTGTTTCGTGAATTCATTAAAGAATACCCAGAAGTGTGGACGGATGAAGTAAAGAAGTCAGTATACGAAGCTGCAAGAGTTACTATAGATCTTGAAGATGATTTTATTGACAAAGTTTTTCAAGGTTGTAAGATAGAGGGTATTGATTCCAAAGATATCAAACAGTTCATTCGTTACCGAGCCAACACAAAACTAGGTGAACTTGGTCTTAAAATGAACTGGAAAAACATTGATCAAGATGCAGTAAAACGTATGGCATGG